TGGTGGCGCAATTTTCAACTGGAATATTGGCGCACTTTTCAATTAGTATCTACACTGGATAGGTGAGCACCAGTTTTCCACTTTGTCTTTCACCCATTCATAATCAACTTGACCAGGAATAACTATTTTCTTGCTTACAACATTCTCAGCATTAAGGGAACTTAACCTGAATTTGGCAAAACGGTCAGACTTCATGGCACGTGCAGCATATCCTGTGGTCACGTTAGGGTTGAACACTATTAGCAAACGGGAATTTCCCTGCAAATTACCTTCGATGGCATTGTAGATAACTTCTGATATACCGGAGGCTTCCGTAACAACAAACAATGTGTTTACGGCATGGAATCCAGACCATGCTTCCATATTGTCATCAGAACTCTTGAACCCCGTTAGAAACCATTCTTCGTAGTTGGTTCTGATTCCTGAAGACAATAAACGTCCAGGCAGGAAACCAGCATTCCGGAATAGCCTGGAAACTTCCGGTATCATAATATCTTTTACTTGGCGACCGGACGGAGCTGTCATTGCAATTTTGGTATTCTTTACCAATCTTCCGTTAACCCAGCGTGGAGTAAGATACATAAAGCACATAGCGGCACAAGCGGCACAGAAATCCTTGCCACGGGCAGTTCCGGAGGCTACAGCGGTCATTCGGTTGTATTGAACCGAGTGAATAATATCCTGCTGTTCTTTATCCAAACGCGCTTTCAGCACATCGGAACAGAACTTGCACCAATCGTCTCTCCACGCCTGCATATACAAGGCTGCCTTATCGCTCAGATTCATTATTCTTCTATTTTGTCCGGCAATTCTTTTATCAAACTTTCGAATGGATTGACATTGACATCCTGCTCGACACGCTCAACATAACCACGTTTCTTACCCTTTGTTTTCAGATAAAAGATTATCGCAGTTAAATCATCATTATTGATTGCGGAAAGCAATTTAGATTCGACTACATCAATGGTTTCTTCTTCTACTTCCTCAGCACGTTCCTTGAACTTAAGATCACTGTCCCGCCATTTGTAATAACAGGCTCTCGTTATACCTACTTTCTGGCAGGCATACGAAACAATTCCATGACTTTCACGGAAATGTTTCAAAAACAATTCTTGTCTTTCCTTCTTTCCCATAATTTTATAACTTTACATGCCGATACGTCTTCGGCTTTTCACCAAAGACGCATCGGATATACACTAGTTATCAATTAAAACATTCAATCAAACAAGGACTGCTGTACGCATCCGTCCTCAATCTCTTTCATTTTTTTCTCATCCGGCCTCGGAGTTATATGATCCTTGTCATAGAATCCGTTCTTCTCCAGATAGAAAAATCTGTCCCAACCACATTGGTCGTATTCACCTTCTTTGTAAGGGGTTAATGCGGATTGTTCGGCAATGATAAATTCTTTTTTGGTCTTTCCTCTTTGCTTCCCTTTATGGGTATGGCAGTCAAATACATAATCAGGTATTGACATGTATCTGTTGTCATAGTCTTTCAAACATGTGGCAGGATAAGGGAAATCATTTGCATAGAAACCGCAATATCCGTATTTTACAACTTTCAGAAGTACGGTAACAGCCTTTGCTACGAAAATGGATGATTTGGGTGAACTACCGGGTTGCATATCGTCTGCTTTCTTCAATGCGACAATTTCAGTGGTAACAGCCTGATAGTTGAGATTACCTGCTATCATAATAAGCCGTTTCCAAAGGAACTCCCGATACCTTACCATTAACTCATTGGCCAGATAACCGGCTCTGATATCGTCTTTGCCGATTATGGCACGTTCCAATAATCCGGCAACTAAAAACATGTCATGCCCATTTTTGGTGTAACATCCGGCGTTACTTCCGACATATTCATCCTTTGGCAATTCTATCCTGTCTCTTGAATTAAGCAGGTTACAGGCGAAATAATCAGCATCACGATTCTTTCTTGTGGCAAGAAGAATGCCGAGAGCCTTTTCAATGAATAGAGGTGATTTGTCCTGCCAGCTTTGTGCGTCATCAGCCTGTTTGAGTGCTACAATCTTATTCGTAACAAGGTCATAACAATCCTCTGCTGAAACACAGAGTAATCGCTTCCACAGATATTTTCTAAATCGTGGTGCCAACTCGTTAGCAGCATAGCAGGCATAGTCTTTGTTGCTCCTGCGTATTGCCTTCTGAATAAGGGATGAAACCTCAAACATATTGTGACCGTTTTTTGTGTATAGTGCATTTGCCATATCTCAATCTATTATGCGATTTCAAATTTTGAATTTGGATTCAATTTAATCAATCTTGCTATCATTTCCTCTGCCGTTTTTTCAGTTCCACAAAACTGATGAAATGTAGGGCGAGCAGATTTCGTTCCATCTTTCTTTATTCTGTAAATAAATGCACCTTTTGGCAAACCTTTTGAATTAATGTACTTTGTTGCTTTCATTGTCTATCTCTTATTTTAAATTATTACTTTGCTTTTCTTTTATAATGCTAAGATACTGATTTATAGTGAGATATTAAAATTTAAATATCTGATTAACAATGAGTTAAACAATGATTAACGGCTTATATATCATCAATGCAAATACATTTTGGTTTATGTGTTATAAAGTCATTGGCAACATTACAACCATAAGCTCCAACATTAGAAATAAGAATCTTATCACCAATATTAGTTGGACCGGAATAATCACGATGGATAATATCATTCTCAATACAGGTACATCCGTAAATGGTAGCGTGTTCGACGTAATCACTATCGTTTGAAAGCACATTGCAAGGTGGATTTTTCGTATGGCAGACAAAACCGACATCATCACGCTTGCAATCCACAACGAGCATTGTTTTTCCTCTGATAACTTTCTTGCCGATAATGGTTGCAAGTAGAGACATGGAAGTGGAAACTATCGGTGTGCCATTCTCGGTGATAAGCTGCACTTCTCCATCAGGGAACTCTCTTGCAAAGACTTCACCAATAGTTTTGGCATACTCCTCATACAATGGTATATATTCTCCATATTGAGCTTTTAAACTGTCATCCATGCGACCGAACATGTTGCCGCCAATATCAACTATATTGGCTCCAAGTTCTTTTGCATATCGAGCCATCATTTCGGTACGCTTCTTGAAATATGACAGTCCACGAGCATAAGAAATATGACAATGAACACATTTGACTTTTATCAATCCTCTTCGTTGTAGTTCTATGATTTCTTGATAACTTTTGCTATCAACATCAATTCCAAATCTTGAAACTATGCCATTCCCAATATCAAAATTTAGACGCACTCCAATTGCAAGCGGTGAGGTGTATATTCCGATAAGTGAACCAAGCTCACCTACATTATCAACGTTCACTATTCCACCATGATTAGCACATCGTATCTTATTGCCCAAATCAGGGATAACTCCATTGTATATAATCCGGCTGTCATCAAATCCATAGTTCCGTGCAAGCTGATACTCTTTGGGAGAAACAACTTCTGCATATCCACCGATTTCTTTTACCACATTGATGAATTCTTTGCAGTAATTCGTCTTGAAACTGTACCCGATATTATAGTTTGGGTAGTATTTTCTGAAAGCGGCTACAAAATCGGTGATATTCCGTTTGAAGTCATTTTTGTCTGCAATGTATAGAGGTGTTTTCAAATCATCGCTTGACATTAATCTTTGCTGTATTTTTTCTAAAGTCAAATTCATAATACTTTCCCCATTTATTTTTCATTGCACATCTATATTCGTAGTTCTTTCTGGAATCAATGGTGGTTCCTCCTTCATTGGAAGCTTGGATACCGTAGCTGTGAAAATATTTAGGCAGGAGTACAACTCTGTTCATAAGCAGTTCCTGTAACATCATATCAACATCGGATATCGCCGGGTCTTTCAGATCATATCTGGCCTTGAGTGCTTTCTTGTTTATCCATCTTACATGACCGGGCATTCCCTTAAAACAAAATTCCTTGTCATACACATACAAAGCCATTTGTGGATTATCAAAAGCAAGCCCAAGATTTAAATCGTAAAGTAGCTGGCCGATACGGAGTATTTCATCACATGTGCGTTCTTTCCAGTCAGGGTAGTTTTCTGCTGTGATGGCAGTATAATTGTCAAGTCGATAACAGAAACGCTTTATATCATCATCGGCAACAAATATCACATCCTCCGGTGTGTTTTCAATTATCCAATATAGCGTTGACATGAAACTATGTACCTTGCCGCCACATTCAAGCGTGGCATCCTTAGGAATGACAAGCATATCATCTATGCCGGCATTTCTATAAGCATCAGCTTCTTCTTCCCTAACGACATAAGTACAGTATTCAAGGCAATTCTTAGTCATTATTTTATGAGGTCGCTGATATGACATGACGTATATGTTAAACGTAATACCGGGTGTCATAGAACTTTTTCATCTTTAATCCATAATTTAGTTCATATGTGGATGGAATTTCATAACCAAGTAATTGTTTGCATCGCAAATAAACCATATTGCAACCTGCATGACGTACAAACGGGAGAGAGGCATTGATACGCGGGTTTATTTCAAGCAGTACCACCTTGCCGCCCTTCTTCAGAATGAAGTCAAAAGCCACATTACCATCAAGTTCAAGTTCTCTCACAATCTTGCTGACAATATCATACGCCATGTCGTTGGACTGGATTTCTCCATACATAATGGAGCCGAAAGCCATCATGTAGCCAACATAACCGCAGATATGAGTAACTACTCCTTTGTCTGCAAGCGCACTAACGGTGTAATCCAGTCCTTCGATTCTCTGCTGAAGGATAACCTTATTTTTACCATTGTCAACGATGGATTTCAAATCAAGCAAGGATATGTATCTGTTTTCTCCGAACTTGTTGAATAGAGAGGTGTCATTGCACTTCTTGTCATCCACAACGGCGAAGCCTTTACCGCCGCACAGACTGTCCACTTTACAACAGATAGAGCTGTTTTTGTACTTGAACATAGAGGCGAAAGCATCCACATCGGAAACACTCTCAGGAATGATCTGTTTGGGCATTAAGCCGGCATAACAACTATAAAGAGCAATCTTATTGTTGGCAACCAGAAGACTGTCAATAGAAGAAACAGATACAAGAATACCGTTCTGCTCAAACTTATCTTTAGCGCGAGCCATTATTTCCAACTCCAATGTCGCTGTAGGCATGATGATTGAAACATCATATTCCTTGCATAAGGATATGAGTGTTTCAACATAATTTGGAGCAGAAACGGGCGGAACCACAAAATTACCGTCTGACAGTTCAGCAGGCGGGAGGTTGGCCGCAACAGAATTTGCGACATACACTTTTATATCAACTCCGTCTTCATTGTTTTTCAAACAATCTATCACTTCCTTTACGTGGATGGAGCAGCACGTAAGCAGTACATTGAAATTTTTCATTGTTCTTTTTCTTTTTTAGGCATAATCTGGGCTTTTATATCATCGTACCATACGGCACGTGCTTTAATCTTACGCTCTCTGGTGGCGTTTCTGGATACAAGAACTTTCTTGTCGTCAATTCCAAGAGCACGGGTCAGATTCAGATGGTCTATCTCGTTACGACATACAATCATTACATAATCGTATTTTTCATAGCGTATCAGTTCCATATCCTTGATCTTTGTTTCTTTGACATTCAGATTTTCAAGGTCAAGGCTTAAATCGATTTTCAAGTCTGCGGTCCATTCAGCCAGCTTGTCCATATCCCATTCGCCGGCATGGGTGTTCGCTTTGATATTAATAGCCTTTAATTCTGATTCACTGTAACCAATAAGGCGTTTGCACAAAACTTGAGTGTCAGGATTCTCCATAAGAATGGAAACACGTTGGTGTCCGGATATGATATTGTTGTGTTCGTCAATGACGATAACGCCGAAATCGCCAAGGTTGTCAAGTGACTCCTTCAGCTTCTCCTTGGCCTTCTTCTTTAATGGTTTACGGGGATTCCCAAACTCTGTCTTAAGTTCGGACACAGGCAGTTCTATAATTTCTATTCTTTTATCCATTGCTCTTTTTTTATAATGAATATATGTACGTTAGGCCTGACAGAGGAAGTACCGATATCATTAAATCCGAGTTTCAGGGCATTCTTCCATGCAGCGGTATTACAGGGATTAATATATTGGTAAACCCCATTCATTTTAGCGATGCGGAAAGCATATTCAAGGATAAGCCGGTTACATTCATAGCCTATGCCTTTACCCCAAAAGGCTTTGTTAAGGATATGAGTGTGAAGTTCTCCAAATCCGTATGCTGATTCATCTATTCTATCTATGAAAACATTGCCGACATATATGCCGTCTGCCAGAACAGCAAAGCGTATACACTCATCACTTTCTGACTGTTCTCTATAAAAGTTGTTTTCTGATTCAAGGGATAGGGGAGAGTAGGGGCTTTCGCAAATAGCGTACTTCCATATATCCTTATCCTTACGCATCCTCCAGCTATGTTCTGCGTCGGATATTCTTTGAGGCCTTATTGTTACTTCCATATTTTCCAGGTTATGTACAACTTCATACATTTTCTGCGTAAATGCCTGCCGGGCATATTTCCGACAGGCTTAAACACAAACTCAATCATTTTTCAAGCTACTCGCAAGAGCACTCATGCAATTTTTCGGCTTCTTTCAGTCGTGTCAGATGGCAATTTCCATCACCCCGTAAATTACATAAGCCTTTTTGTCCTTGTTTTCGCTTGACTACTACTAAGGGTTGCGGGAACTCAAGGATTCGAACCTTGTTCTTCGGATTTTCAGTCCGACGCATAGACCAACTTTGCTAAATTCCCTTGTTAGCTAATTGAAGGAAGCAAGACTTGAACTTGCAATCGGATGATATTCCACGCTGTCAGACTGTTTACGTCCATCCTTTTTCACCGCTGACAGGCGGCTACTTAACAATCCCATTTCTGTCATTCCTTCAATTTAGCTGTTTTCTCTTATTTCTGCCTCAAAAATACAATATTTTATTTGTCTTTCAAATAAAACTGGGCAAAAATACTATTTTTCTACTCTCAAGGTCTCAACCTTCCAACATTTCATCATATGGTCTGTATCTATTCCTATATTGAAGCGTTTACCTATATAGTTTTCGTGCGCTTCTTGTTCTGGGAGGTTAATGGGGGTAACGAACCAGTCTTCATTGCCATGCTCGTCTTTCAGATAGACTTTTACTATCGTTTTCATAATTCCTCAAATTTTCCAAGTTCACATTCTATAATATCAACTTCACTTTCATTGGTATATAAACCATTTTCTTTGGCAGCATCAATAGCAGCATTTTCATAAAGAAATACACCGAAACACACTCTACTTGATTTTGTTTTCCAAATATCAGTTTGAAACAAAACGTATACTTTATTCTTCATCTCCCCACAACTTTAGTGCAAGTTCATAATTCTTCTGTGCCTCATTTACGGCTTTCTTGGCATAAGTAAGAGTGTAGGCGTGTTCTCGTGGGTATTTGCCGGACTTCACACCTTCATGGAATTCTTTAGCTTGTTCCAGCTTATGTTCGTAGAAATCGATACTTTCAGGCATTGAAAGATTGATCGTTTCAGCACGTTTTTCCCAATACTTGGCTACTCTTTCATGTTCGGCAGCCTTGTCGCTGAGCTCAGCACTTTTGCCCATATTGTTCCAGGAATCTTCTATCATCTTCCTGTGCCGCTTTTCACTATGATGTCCGACTTTGATTGGTTCGCCTAAGGAAAGGAAATCTCTATCTTTGTTCGAGCGATTGAAATACTCATTACTCTTTTGTGCAGCCAATGATGCCCAATCATGCCTGCGTTCCGCTCTTTGCTTCGCCCATTCCTGTACATTAAATCCGTCAGCCCGAACGATAGAGTAATAATAGAAACCATCTTTCTCGAAAATCAGATTAAAAACTATGCTTTCATTCTCTTTGCCATACTTGGTTGTAACCTCAATAACTTCTCCTTTTTCGTGCTTTTCATCGCACTTTGCCAAAAATACATTTGGACAGAATTTATAATAAGTATTCATCGTTCTATGATTTATCCGTTATACTTTGCAGATATCTCTTCTGCTTTCAATTTTTTGGTAAGCTCTCCATTCTTGTAGAAGCGTACAGCAACAACTCTCACCGTTTCTGACAAGAACCGACCACAATCATTGGTTAACTTCACTTTTAGCTTGCTTGCCTTGGCTAAACTTTTTGTACGCTTCTTTATTGTGTTTTTGAATCCGAAAACATAATCTTCGGTATCAATCTCAAATGAATATGTAGTGGAATACATCACTCTTTGAAACTCTTTTGTTAGTTCTGTTACTTTGCTCATTTGCTCTCTTCTATTATTAGTCGTTATTATTTCCAAGAAGTTCTTGTAAAGCAGACTTATATCCGTCCAACGCTTGTTGTGTATATCCCAATCTGAATTTTTTATCTGCTAAAAGAGAGTCGTTGTTCAATCCTTTTTCAATAGCTTCAATGTTTGCTTTGTAGTATCTGATAAGTTCTTCTGTTTTCATTGCTCTTTACTTTTACTTGTTATTAATAGGTGTTATTTTGATATTGTAAAGATACAAATAAATAATTGATTTACAATGGTTTATATCTTTTATTTTCATCGTAAAATACTGAAAGACAAAGATTTAACTTTTACTTGCAGAAACGAAAAAGGCAGAACGGACTTCTCCATTCTGCCTTAATGCAAGCAAATGTTCTATGAATATAAAATTAACTTCAAACAAATGTAGGCGTAAACTCGATACCCAACGCACGCGCAATGCGGAAAAAACTTGATAACTGGATATCTACTTCCCCTTTTTCCACACGGGCGATATAACTTTGCTCCTTACCAATTTTCTGCGCCAACTGCTTCTGGGTCAATTTTAGCTCCTTGCGGCGTTCACGAAGTATATCACCATAATACCATGCCATCGACTTCTCATTGAACTTCTCACGAGTATCTGTACCATGTTCCCCATATTTCTCATTAAGTTGCTGGTTGGTTGTTCTGAGTCTTGCCAACTTCTTTTCATCTAACTGTATCATAATGCTAAATCTTTTAAAATTCGTATTGCTTTGGCTATTTGCTTATTGTAATCCTTTGTAGATTTCTTTAAAAATCCGTTAAGCAGGATTATTTTTGTTGCTAAAATGACATTGCTGTTGTCAATTGCAAATAACACAGTTCTGTACTCATTAGAGCCGACTGACACACGCATTTCATATAAGTCTGTTCCATCCAAATGCTTTATATACTTTACAGGCAAGGCATACACCGTTTGTACAAGTTCAAATGTATACTCGAACTTATCCTTTACCCTTGCATTTAGATCATTGTAGAACTCTTCAAATTCCTCTGTCTTGTATATGGTTCTTATATCAGTGGTTTTAGTTTCTATTGATTCCATGATGCAAATATAACTAATTAGTTATAATGTAACAAGCTTTACGCCCTATTTTACACTAAACTTTTTCATTGCTCAAATACTTTTCTGTGATTATTTCAACCGATTTGCTTATCATGGAATCTGTGTCGATTCCTATCTGTTGGTAGAAGTTCTCATTTCCGGCAAGACTTTCACTTGCAATTTGCAGTGTTCTGCGTTCTTCTTTGGTGAATCCGATGCGGAAGGTGCGGAAGATGGATAACGCTTCTTTCAGGCACCCGGACTCGAATAAATTGATTGCTTTTTCTGTTTTTGTTCTCATATCCTGATATTTAGATGTGAATGTATAATATATTTGATATCAAAATGTTATAAATTAAATTACCATCATAAACAACTAATAGATCCCTAAAACAGCCTTATACAATTCAAAATTCTTGTTTTCAACATATTCATCGGAAGCATAGCGTTTAGCTCTGGCATACCACTTATGGAAGCAATCAGAACAATACCAGCAATTAAGGACTGCGATGTAGAATCCATCTTGGCAATTACTGGAACCACAGCTGTCGCAAATTCCGACACATCCATATTCACTGAGCGCGCATATCATTTCGCCACGAGTGGCTTGTATGACCTTGAATCCTTTCTTGTTTTCATATACTTTTGCCATACTGATTTACTTCACAATCATTTCAGGATGAACGGGGAAATCCCAATCGATTATTCTTGAATCCATAGAGTGCAAATTACCACCAACGACAAGACCAAAACTTTCTTCAACCAATTCTTTCGCTTCATCTTTGCTGCAAGCATTGACAGTTACTTCTCCTTCTAAGACAAACTGGACTTTTACTTTGTATTCTTTGTTACTTTTCATAATCTTCTACCGGATAAAATTCACGACCTTCAAAATCATCTGCTGTAAGAACTACTTCTTCACAGTTAACCATTTCCTCAACTTTCTCGAAAGCGGAATCATAATCATCCGCTTCCACCTCTACCACTTTAGAAAGGGTTTCTATTATTTTGATTCTGTACTTCATATTGCTTATTTTTCTATTTGTTCCATCAAGTTCATTGTCTCTTGTATGACAGCTTGTTTATCCCAATTATATTTATCATCTCCATAATGGAATGTATCAAATCCGAATATCCACCAATCATTACCTATTTCTGTGTTGTCGGTGATAAACTCAGCATTATCCAATATGGGATTTCTTTTTCCGACATACCTTGGATTAATTTTCCTTTTGCTTCCGATAGATTCTTCACCGCTTATTGCCGGTTCTGAAAATGTTATACCGCCATGAACGTCTATATCATTAATATCCAAATAAGACATTCCATGATATTTGTTCATAGAAGGGACAGCTACATATCCATTATGTGTGCCATGCTCTACCATAGTGGACTTAAACCATTCGTTTGATCTTATAAATGCTACTACTTTATTTCCCATATTCTATTCATTTTAGCAATTCAGGATTATCAAACACATTTCCAAATACCTCAATACTATCACATTCCAGATCAAACTGAAGCAGAGGGACAGTAAGGTACTGGCACTCTTTTAATTCTTGGCTTATTGGGTATTCCGCTTTATGCAGACGCAAGCCAAAGCAAGCGAAGCCATCCATGTAAACCACTTCTCCATAACAAATACAATCATGATCGGGGATAGCGCATCCATTTGCGATGCCTTCATACTTGTAGATTATGGAAATGTAATCACGCTCATAGATTTCTTTCCCGTTTTTATCGAACAAACCAGTGAATCGACCAATGGTATTATGATCTACATCATAATCAGCTATACACTTGCATGTCGGCATATCATTTATTTCGGGCAATATGGAATATCTGTTTTCTTCTATCTTAACAAGATTCCCATACAACCATTCATTGCCAAAGATATTTACACCTCTAAATTTAATCATCCCTATTTCTTACCTCCTTTCTGTATCCCGGCGTGATAGCCGTCAAGCCATATCAAAAGCTCTTTTGGCGTATGATAGCCGCTTAAACGGTGGCATGGTATTCCATTTTCAAATATTCGGTTCCAGGTTTGGTTTGTGTCATGCGCCACAATTGCATAAGCGTTTCTGGTAAATGAGGAACTTGTTAGGTGCATATTGTTTACCTTGCAGTAATCCTCTAACGACTTCAATGCTTGTTTCTGCGTCATTGCTTACCTCCTTCCTTCAATTCATTAATAAGAGCATCTCTTGTCTTCACTTGTGCTTCCAGTAAGCCATTTATCCCGTCTTTCTCTGCACGCCTCTAAGGTAGGTGCACAACAAGCAAACAGCTCGCCACTTTCAGTACGATAGTCATATTGGTACATTCTTACTCTCTTACCTTTCAATTTGGTAGTGTAAGTGCAATAGTTCTCTTTACCGGGTTGACATACGCTGCAACCGTTTACATTTATTGAGTTCATAATTCAAGTAATTGTTTCGTTTTATCCACGTCTACAAAACTC